TTGGCTTTTACAAATATAAAGTGACACCGAATCTTGCATGGTGGTGCAGGTGGGTTTGCATGGTGGAAGTGGTGGGATTTGCAAGGGGTTAGGGGGGATTTTAGGGGGGTGCAGTGGTTGCAGTGGTTGACGTGGATTTTGGGGGTTTTGGGGGGAGTTGGCTCACTGAATTTAGCATGAAGTGGTGAGTTTATGCTAAATTCAGTGAGCTAAATGAGGAGGGATGGGGGTGAATTTGGGAGATTTGGCTCACTTATTTTAGCATGGCTCACTGAATTTTGCATGGATTTGGATACAAAAATAGCGGAAGAGCGATTTGTGTGACTCTTCTGCTGTTATGTTATGAAGTAGTTAGCTCAGTGAATCTTGCATAACTGGGGCTTTTAGTTCCCGCAGATGACGCGGATTCGAGCGCAGATTACGCAGATGGGAGAGCGGATCTCGCAGATGGTGAGATAGTGGCAAGCACCGACTGAAGTCAGTGCTACGACCGGCTGAAGCCGGTGTTACGAGAGAGTGGGATATATATCTGGTCATGTGATAGCGAGGAGTTGGTAGGTGGGGGGATCTATTGCATCGGGGTTGTCGATGCCGACTTCGACGGTGAGGACGCCATCGGAGACGTCGGTGGATGAGATCCAGAAGTGAGCGGCACATAAGGGCGTAATGATGAGGAGGGGGACAGCCTCGTAGGTGCTGGCGAAAGTATGGATAGCCAAAGTGTCCGTCTTGGTGGGGGGAGTCTCATCGGAAGGGGATCCGACGGCATCGGTGTTGTCCTGGAGCTCATGGGTGAGATTGGCAGAGGTGAGGAGGCAGGAGGAGTGGACCTTTTCTGTGGTGATGGCACCAGCGGCGATTTTATCGGCAGTGACGACACCATCCATGATCTGCTGGCCGGCGATGGCATTATCCTGAAGGCCGCGAGAGCCAATGGGGCCGATAGTGGTGGTCTTGCCGGAGAAGGCGCCCAGGGGATTGTTCACATCATCCCAGATTTCGTAATAGCCGGCGTCTTCGGCATCGAGGCCAGCTTCGTAGTAGCCGTCGGTGAGAGCGGATTCCGGGACGGCAATGCCATCGGAGAAGTCGTCACCTGGGATGACCAGGCGGACGTCGATGCCGGCGTGGGGGACGCGGGTGCCATCGGTGATTTGATAGTAGGCTATGCCGAATTTATACATGGGTTATCCTTGGGTTAGAGCCCTGCGGGCTGGTTAGAGCTTCGCTGGTTAGAGCCTTCGGCTGGTTAGAGCTCTGCGAGCTGGTTAGAGCCTTCGGCTGGTTAGAGCTCTGCGAGCTGGTTAGAGCCTTCGGCTGGTTAGAGCAGTTCCTGCTGGTTAGAAGCTGCGGCTGGTTAGAGACGCACCGACTGAAGTCAGTGCTACGACCGGCTGAAGCCAGTGTTACGGGTGAGGGGTTAGGTAGTGGTGAAAGATTCATGGAAGGCTCCGAGGGCGACGATGTCGAAGTTTATTATGCTGAGGGGGTCGGTGTAGCGGGATTCCATCGTGAGGGTGATCTCGGCGGGGTATTCGTGGAGATCGTCCGGACAGGCGGGGAGTTGGGTGAAGAAGAGGGGGAATTGCCGGAGGACAGAATCTGTTTCGAATTCTATATAGTACTGAGTACCGTCCGCGATGAGGAAGGCGTAGAGGGTGCGGTAGTCGGTGGGAGAGATGGGGGTTTTCAGAGTGATGGTGTCCAGGTGATAGGGCTCGCGGCGGTGGATGTAGGTGGGGTCGAAGGCGTTTTGCTTCTCGATGCGGTATTGGATTTTGGGGGCGTGGTCGATCATGGCGTAGGGAAGGGAGAGGAAGAAGTTTCCCTGGGAGAGGGTGCGACGGATGAGACGGGCGCCGGTCATAGTGAGATACCTTCGGGATGTGAGATACTGCGTAGGTGAGATACCTGCGGTAGGTGAGATGCTGCGCATGTGACGCACCGACTGAAGTCGGTGGTACGACCGGCTGAAGCCAGTGTTACGGGGGTCATAGGGACCATCCTCTGACGAGGTATTCGTCCTTTTCGAAGTCGGTGGTGAGTTCTACTATCATATAATCGTTTTCCTGGAAGGTGATGATGGATCCGAGGCTGAGGGTGTAGGCGGAGAGGTCGTCGATGGTGAGGTTGAGTTCCCAGCGGGCATGCCAGGCCATGAGGTAGGGCTTGAGGTATTCTTGAAGGATGGATGAGTCTCCGGAGAGGATGTCGAGGGCGGAGAGATCAGGGGTTTCGGCGGGGACGCGGCGGATGGAAGGTGATCCCACTACGGCGGTGGCCGGGATCTCGATGGGGGTGGGATCGTCATGGTCTTTGGAGCGCATCTGGATGCCCAGGGCGGAGGCCGTGATGGTGCAATTATAGAGGAGCAGCATGGCCTGGATGACCTTGAGGTGGGAGTGGCGGAGGTCGAAATCGGAGGCGCCGGGGGAGGAATAGGTGAGCTGGAGTTTGCGGGGAGCGAGCTGGCCGGAGAAGCGGGCGCGGAGGTATGAATCCAGGAGGTGGACGGAGCTATAGGTGCAGATGGTGGTGGCGAAGGACCCGGGAAGAGCGGCGACGGTGGCGGCCTCGAGTCCGGTCTTTTCCATGATGAAGGCGTGGAGCTCCGCTTCCTGGGCGGTGAGGGAATCGATCTGGGAGTAGCCGGTCCAGTCCGAGCGGTGGTCGTATTCGAAGACCTCGGTGCAGACGTGGTTTGTGATCTTGACGACGCGCGCCCGGGCGCGGACCTGAGCCCACTGGGGACCTCCTATCCCGGAGGCGACCAGGATTTTGAAGTGGGTGAAGATGAAAAAGATGTCTCCGACGGCGAAGTTGGTGTAATAGCCGAATTCGGGGGCAGTCCAGGTGTTGGCATGCCAGGAGTAGGTCCAGGGTGTTCCGATGGGTTCGGCGATGAGATCGGAGTAGTCGATATTGGTGAGGATGAGCTCGGATCCGGGAGCGATGGCGAGGGTGGGCCAGGTGAACAGGGAAGGGTGAAGGGTGAACAGTGAAGAGGAGATGCCGGTGGCGGCCTGGATGGCCTGGAGGTAGTAGGTGAGGACCCAGGAGGGGTCGTAGCCGGCAGTGAGGGAGTAGAGCTTTTCGAGGTCTTCGTAGAGCTGGAGCAGTTTGGTGGGATCGTAGGCGGTGAGCTCGAGTTCGGCGGAAGCCGGGTTGTAGCTGAGGGCGGAGGTGTCGATGTAGCCTGAGAAGATGAGGACGTTGTTATGGGAGATTTTCAGGGCATAGTGGGAGATGCCGCGGTCTGAGGATTGGGCGGGATCGAGGATGTGGGCGGTGATCCAGGCGTCGGTGAAGATGGAGAGGGTGGCGCGGCGGGGTTCGCGCTGGTAGGATGAGATGGAGACGAGCTTTTCGGAGGAGAGGGAGAGGGAGAGGATCTTCCTGGTGGAGGTGGTATCCTGGAGGGTGTAGGCGGGGGTGGGGCCGAAGTCGGCGGCGGCGGGCTGGGTTTGGATGAAGTGGAGCTTGATCATCTTATTTCCCGCAGATAGCGCAGATTTATTCGCAGATGGCGCGGATTGGGGTGAGGGTGTGCTGGTTGAAGTCCAAACGGCCCGAAACTGGGAGATGGTGTGTAGAAGGGTTGGGCCGTTTGAACTCCAACGGGGCGGTGTGTGAGCATTAGAAGGTGCTCCGGATGAGGTCTCCGCGCTGGGCGATTTCGGAGATTTTGACGGGGTGGTTGGAGAGGGGATCGACGTGGATGGAGATCTGGGGTTTGGCGAGGGCGTCGAGTTTGTCGTTGAGTTTGGAGAGGAGGGCCATGAGCGAGGTGTTTGAAGGGACGGAGCCGCCGCCGGCGAAGGAGTAGGAACCGCCGCCATCGGTGTCCTGGGCGAGGGCGGGCATGGGTATCTGGATGGTGCCGAGGGCTTTGCGGACGGCGTCCAGAGGGGCGAAATTGAGAAAGTCAAAGAAGCGTTTGCCCAGGGATTGGACGCGGTCCTTGCGGGTGATGTATTCATCTCCTTCGGCCTCGATGATGACACCACCACGGGAGTGGGAGGGGCCCTGGATATAGCCACCGGTGGCGGCTTTGGGGGGCTCGAAGCGCTGGGCGGAGATGCGGGAGATATTGGCGAGGCCTGCGACCAAGGCAGCGGTGGCGGCGGCGGCACCGAGGACGGGACCGACTCCGGGGATGCCGACCATGGACTTGTAGGCAGCGATGGCGGAAGCGAAGGTATCGACGTAGCCCTGGGCGATAGCGAGAGCCTTCCAGGTAGCGAAGCCCTTGCGGGTTTCTTTATCCTGGGCGGAGGCGAGGTTGGCGAGGATGCGGGATATACCGGTAGCGCCCTGCTCGACGAATTGGGCTTTGATCGCGTTGATGGAGTGCTGCTTTTGTTCCTCGATCTGCTCTTCAGTGAGGCCGGCCTCGATCATCTTGGCGTGGGCACGTTCATAGTAGCGGTCGAGCTCGAGGAGTCGGTTGGCATAGACGTTGGCATCGAGGTCGTTGGTCTTTTTGGCGAATTCATCGCGGATATCCTGGAGCTCCCGGAGGTGGGCCTCTTCCTTGTCTTTCTTTTCCTGGAGGTGCTGGCCGTAGCGGAGGTTGGTCTCGCGGAGCTGGGCGAGGATGAGCTGCTGTTCTTTTTCCGGAAGGTTCTGCTGGGCCCAGGCGTAGTAGGCTTCCATCTCATGTTTTAAGGCTTCGTAGGAGGAGACGCCGAGGGATTCGAGGTTGGAGTAATAGTCTATATTGGCGCGGAAGGCGGCCTGCTGATCGGCTTTTTCTTTGGTTTGGAGCTCGGTTTGTTTGGCGGTTTTCCAGGCTTCGAGATCGGAGAGGGCTGACTTTTCGGCATCGGAGCCGTCCAAGGTAAATTGTTTGATGAGGATGAGGCGTTTTTGGTATTCGAATTCGATGCGGTCGGTTTCAGAGCGGCGGAGATCGGCGAGGGACTCAATGAGGCGTTTGGCTTCCTGTTCGGCGGCATTCACTCCTGATCCGGTTCCTGATCCGGAGCCTGATCCAGCGCCAGGGACGGAGAGGCCGCCGGCGGTTTTTTTCCATTGATCTTCGATGAGCTTGAGATCATCTTTTGCCCCCTGGAGCTGGGTGCGGAGGTTGGTGATCTCGGCGTTCATGAGGGCTTCAGGGGAGAGTTTCTGGTAATCGCCCATACCGCCCTGGAGATTTTCACGGTCCTGAACATACTGGAGGTAGTTGTCCTGGCCGTTTTTAACGAGTTCGTTGATGCGGGTCTGGAGGCGGGCGATCTTGTCGATCTGCTCGGAGTAGATATTGCCATAGGATTCGGCGAGTTTCTTATCCATGAGGGCCTGGCTGGCCACTCGCAGTGAGATAGTGAGCTCGTCGTAGGAGGCCTTTTCGAGGTTGATGTTACCGAGGTATTCGGAGTAGTTGGAGTTGAGGGTGCGGATGGTGGTGGCCAGGGTGGTCTTTTCCTGGGCGGTGAGATTGGTTTTAGATTTCAGATCCAGGAGGGTGGAGGCCAGGAGATTGAAGGAATCGGCTTCGCGGGTGGCGGAGGTGTCGGCATCCTGGAGGGATTGGACGAGGGTGTTATGAGAGGTAGAGAAATCGTCGACGGTTTCCGCAGCAGCAGCATGAGATGCGGCATAAGCTCCGGCGGCGACGGCCCCGGCGGTGAGTCCACCGACTACCAGCGACATAATGCCGACTACGGGATTGATGGCGGTTTTGAGGGCAACGACGGCGGCGGTGGCGGTGGTGATGGCAGTGGCCAGGGCGATGACCACGGGGACAGCGAGCGCGAGGCCGGCGGTGACGCCTTTCAACACGGGAGGAAGGCCCTGCCAGGCCTGCATGAGGACGCGGAGTCCGGAGAGGATGGGGCTGATGGCCTGGGAGAGGAAGGAGCCAATTTCTTCGCGGATATCTCCCCAGGTGTTCTGGTTTTGGAGGCGGAGATCCGCGAGGGCTTGCGCGGTGCCGCCGTAGTCTCCGGAGAGCTTTTCGACCAGGTAGGAGACGCCTTCCATCTTGAGGCGGTTGTCGTCGAGCTCGATGCCGTGACGTCCGAGCATCTCGGTGTGACCGTTGAGGGCGCGGCCCATGAGATCGAAGGCTGATTCGATGGTCATGCCGGTGGCTTTGTTGGCCTCCGCGAAGTCCAGGAGGGAGGGAGTGAGGAGTTGGATCTCATCGGTGGAGAGCTTGTAGGTGGAGGCCATTTTGGCCATGAGAACGAGGAGCTCTTCATCACCGAAGTTGGTGAGGTTTTGCATCTCGGAGGCATAGCGCGCCATGGCATCGGCGCCGGCGCCAAAGGCCTGGTTGGCGAGGATCTGGGCCTGGGTCTGGGTGAGGGCGGCATCGAGGAAGGAGTTGAGGCCGCGGGTGAGTCCGGAGAAGGCGGTGAGGACGCCCTGGAGGGTGATGGAGAGATCGCGGAGAGTGGCAAGGGACTGGGTGGCGGAGACGCGGACTTCTGCGGGCTGCTCGATGGTCTTCTGGGTGGTTTCGGCCTGGGCGGCTACGGCCTTGAGCTTGCCGTCGGCGCCTTCGGTGACGACTACGAGGGAGGCGGGGTCTTCGATCTTGAGGCGGGTTTTTTCGGCTTCGTCACGGACGACCTGGAGTTTTTTGGTGACGCCGTCGTCCTGGAGGACTAATCTAAAAGTTAGTTCTGGCATGGTGTTTCCCGCAGATTACGCTGATATTTCCCGCAGATTACGCAGATTGGAAGCAGATGGCGCAGATTGGGGTTAGTGATCCTTAGGTGTGCTGGTTGAAGTCCAAACGGCCCGAAACTGGGAGATGGTTTGTAGATGGGTTGGGCCGTTTGAACTCCAACGGGTTGGGCCGTTTGAACTCCAACGGGGTGGGGGCGCATTATTTCCCGCAGATTACGCAGATTGAAGCGCAGATCACGCGGAGTTAATTGAGAATTGGGGGTGGTCATGATTGGGATTCCCGGGCGCGCTGAGTGGCGATACAGAGGCGGAGATAGAGCTCCGGGAGGGTGAGGGAGCTGAAATCCGCCGCAGTGAAGCCGAGGGAGCGGAGGGTCATTTCGAACTCTTCGAGGGGCGTTTCTGAGGGTTTTGAGGAGGATTTGACGCGATACTTGAAAGCCAGCCGCTTAATTTCTTGCTGTTGGCTTTCATATAGGCGAAAAAATCGGAGATGACCTCGATGGCGGCGAAGGCGTCCATATCGGCGGGATTCTGGCCTGTGAGGATGCGGATGATATCGGAGTCGATTTCGGACTCGATTATGAGCTCCAGGAGGGAGGCCTCGGTGAAGGATACGTCGCGGCCGGCGAGGAGGTCATCGAGTTTGAGCTTGATGCCGTGGTTGGTGACGACGAGGGCGAGGATGGAGCGGAGTTGGGAGTAGGAGAGGGTCATGGGGTGAGATGCCTCCGGCATGTGAGAGCGCTTCGCGCTGTGAGATACTGCGTAGGTGAGATACCTTCGGTAGGTGAGAGCTGCGCTGTGAGGCACGGACTGAAGTCCGTGCTACGACCGGCTGAAGCCAGTGATACGGGGGTGATGATCATTGATACCTCTTATCTTTCGGGGTTGGTTTTGAGGGTGGGATAGGTGGCGGCTTCTATGATGGACCAGGTATCGGAGAAATCCCAGTTAGTGAAGTATTGAGCTTTTCTCATTTCTTCGGTAGGCAGGGGAGAAGCGCCGTTTTCGGCTTCATTTTCAGAGCCTAAGAGCTGCGAATCGAAGAAGCAATCGGAAAGCACGGCAGCATATATGGCCGCGCAGAAGCCGTAAGCCGGGGTTTTGGATGACATTTTAACGGCGGCATAGCATTTATCGATTTTGGAAGAATCACCCATGCTATCAAAAGAGGATGCAAAACCGGCGACGTCTTCTTCGGCATTGGAAATGGATCCGGTCGCGTAGCAGGTATCGATATTACAGGCCATGGCGTTTCCAAAGGCGGCGTAGCCATTTTGTGAACCAGATGGAGCGATTGAGATGATTTTTACATTCACCCAGCAATATGAAATGGTAAGGTCTTTACCATTAGCCCTCGGCGTGAAGCCAGCAGCGCCTGAACCTGACGCGTAGAGGGTGCCAGTGACAGAGCAGCCCGAGACCAGACAGGGGGCCTCCACGCTTTCAAGCGTGGCAGCAAAACCGGCAGCCGTGCCGTGACCAGTCAACACCATATCCCGGACGTGGACATTGGTAATCGTGCAATCGGTCACATGAGAGAAAAGAATAGCGGTACAATACGTGCTGCTGGATGCCGTGACGACGGCCCCAGACACGGTCAAATTGGATATTACAGCGTTGGATTGTGCTACCCCGAAGAGACTGACGACAAGATCGGAGTCATTATTGATATACAGGCCGGTGATGAGATGGTTTTGGCCGTCATACGACCCAGTTAATGGAGACTCATAGGAACCGAGTGCAATCCATCCATGGCCTTCGTTGTAAGACTGGCCATAGGCAGTGAGGTCTATATCACCAAGCTGGATGTAATGGGCATCAGGATTATTGCGAATGGCGTCGAAATGTTCCGGTTTCGAGACGGGATAGGGTTTGGCTTCGGATCCGTCTCCCAGATAGCCTGAGACGGCGGAGGTTTTTGCGGCGGTGCCTTCAGCCACGGCGGAGATGGTGCCGGAGTGAGCGCCGAGTGTTTCGGAGATTAGGCGGGCGTAGATGGTGCCGTTGAAGGTGGCGGGGAGGGTGAGCTCCGCGGCATATCCGGAGGACTCGGCGGTGGATATTTGGAATCCGGTGGGGGCGGTGAGAGTGATGGGAGACGGCACCTGGTAGGCGGCGAGCCGGAAGGATTGGGTGGGGGTGGTTTCACCAGACCAGGCGGCGAAGGGGAGCATCTCGTTGATCATGAAGATGCCGGTGGTAGGGATGCCGGAGACAGCGTAGATCTTGCCGGTGGTGGTGCCGTGAAACTCGGCGGAGATGACGACCTGGAAGAGGCCGTCCACTTCACCGGACCAGTCCACAGTCCAGCGGAGACCGTTGAAGATGACGATTTCGCCTTTATCGCGGCTTCTGAGGACGATGGTGATGGGAGTGGAAGAGAAAGCGGAGGACTCCAGGTATTTCTTTTGGAGCTGGGAGATACCGGCCAGGGTGAGGGATATGGAAGAAGCGCGGCGACCGGGAAGGCGGTATTTGCGGGAACGGAGGGTGGAGAGCTTGGACTCAATTTTGGCGGAGGATTCGGCGAGCTCGCCCAGGGAGTTGAAGCTGCCGGCCAGGGCGGTATCCCAGGCGAAGGCGCTATCCAGGGAGGCTATTTCGGCATCGGAGAGAGAGCCGGCACCGAAGAAGGCGTAGTCACCGGCCATCTGTGCGACAAGGTTGGAGAAAGCGAGGTCATCGGCATCGATGCCGCTTGGGAAAGATATCTTTGTTACGTCCATGGGTTATCCTTGGGTTAGAGCTTCGCTGGTTAGAGCCTGCGGCTGGTTAGAGCAGTTCCTGCTGGTTAGAGCTTCGCTGGTTAGAGACGCACCGACTGAAGTCAGTGCTACGACCGGCTAAAGCCAGTGATACAAAAGGGGCTGGGGAGCCGGAGCTCCCCAGGCGCATGGGGTTAGGGAGTGGCATCGGCGACGATGTCTTTGAAGACGAGGATCTTGCCATCGGTGGTGCCGATGAATTCGGTGGTGAGGGTGACTGCGAAGAGGCCATCGACTTCACCGGACCAGTCGCAGGTGAACTTGACACCATTGAAGATGATAGCGCGGTCTTTTTCGCGGTTGCGGAAGATGACGGTCATGGTGGTGGAGCTGAAGTCGTTTGATTCCAGATATTGCTTTTGGAGCTGGGAGATACCCACCAGGTTGATTTCGACGGTGTTGGTGCGTTTGCCGGGGAGACGATAGTTGCGGGTTTTGAGGGTGGAGAGTTTGCTTTCCACTTTGCCGCTGTTTTCGCCAAGTTCGCCCAGGGGATCGAAGTTGGCGGCGATGGCGGCGTCCCAGGTGACCTGGTCGATGAGGGTGGCGAGATCGGCCGAGGAGAGGGTGCCGGCACCTATATAAGCGTCGTCACCGACCATTTGCTCCAGGAGAGCGTCGAAGGCCAGATCATCGGCATCCATGCCCGAGGGGAAGTTGGAGATTTGTTCTACGCCAGTGATAGCCATTAGAATACCACCTTGATGAGTTTGCCGGCCGCGGAGAACAGCCATTTGCGGTTTTTATAGACGAATTCGACGGCGCCACCGATGGTGCCGAAGACCTTTTTGACGAGGTTCTTTTTGGGAGGAGGGAGGGCGGCCTCGACTTTGGCTATGGCGAGATCCTTTTTCTGGTAAGGCTCGAGGTTGCGAGTGTCGGGGTTGTTGGCGATATCCTGGACGATATCCAGGATCATGGTGAGAGCTGCCGCGATCTGGGCTTTGTCGACGGTCTTTTTCCAGATCAGTCCGATCAGCCAGGCGATGACCAGGCTGAAGAGGGTGATCAGGAGCTCTTGGTTTTGGATGATGAAGTCCATATTAGTGAGATCCTTTTATTTCCCGCAGATTACGCAGATGGAGGCGCAGATCTCGCGGATTGGGGTGAGGGGTCCTTAGGTATGCTGGTTGAAGTTCAAACGGCTGTTTCCCGCAGATCTCGCAGATTGGGGCGCAGATTTCGCAGAGATTGGGATGGGCCGTTTGAACTCCAACGGGTTTCATGTTTAGATCTTTTTGAAGATGATGCTGACGGTGGAGGCTGTTCCCGCGGCGGCGCGACGGATGTAGAAGTATGTTTTAGTCTTGGTGGGGAGGGAGAAGGGAGTGGCGGCGGGGACGCGGACGTAGCGAAGACGGCCTTTAATACCAAGTGTCGTATCTTTGGCTGTTTCCGTGTATAGGCTATCCGGGCAGACATCCACACCCCCGGTGGCAGAGATAATCCACGTCTCCGTAGTATAGGAGGGGACGACGACGCGCTGGTAGAGGGTGTCGGCCGAGCACGCGAAGGTGAGGGTGTCGAAGCCGTCGGCCATCTGGATGGGGATTTTACGGGAGTCCAGGGAAAGGGCTTGAGCTACCATGGACCCGATCAGGCAGAGAGCCAGGATGGTGAAGAGGATATTTTTCTTCATTGGATACCTCCTTATGATACCAGGAAGACTTTGACGAAGCCGTCGAGGTAGGTGATGCCGGCGCGGAGGCGGATATACCAGTGGTACTTCCAGTCGGAGCCGTGGTGTTCGACTTTGAGCTCGGCATCGGTGCGGAAGCCGAGGATGATGAACTTGGGAAGGCCGGCGATGATGTAGTTGTCCGGCATGAGGCGGGCTTTGATGGGGATGCCGTCGAAGGAGACGTTTCCACCGACCAGGAGGAGGCGGTCGCCTTCGTTGGTTTCGCGCTGGGCGAGCTCGGCCTTGATGCGGATCAAGTCTTTGAAGCTCACATAGATCACGAAGTTGGCCTGGTCTTCCAGGACGTCGTCATCGAAGGATACGAGAGCGGCCTGGAGGCGATCGACCCAGGTGGGATAGAGCTCGTCATCCAGGGAGGTGATGTCGGAGGGAGAGGCATCACCGGCGATGGCGATCACGCCATCGAGGCCAGCGAGCTTGGGAGTTCCGGATCCGCGGTCGCCCTTGAAGAGCAGGAGGCGGATGGCCTTTTCGGCCTTTTTGGCGAGGTGCTGTTCGACGTAGGCGCCGAAGGCTTCTTCGCCGTATTTGTCCTTGTAGAACTCCATGATGTCGCGTCCGAGAGTGACTTCACCGCTCAGGATGCCGGGGGTGATGGTGATCTCGGCGGAGGTGACGTCCTGGGCGGACACAGAGCCATCGAGGGAGTTTTTGAGGACCAGGTCGGCGATGAGGCCGGCGTCGACCTTGTTGTCCTTGAGCAGCGGGACGACGGTGATGTCAGAGAGGGTGTCCGAGGGGCTGGAGCCGATGACCTCGTCGATGAAGAGGGAGGTGGTGTTGGAGGTGAGGATGTTCATGGGGGAGCCGCCATCGACCTGGGCGATGCCCTTGTAAATGTCCTTGTGGGCGGACTTGATGACGACTTTGGTGCCGCCCATGTCGATGGTGCGGTCGGGGGTGTCGGTGTCTCCAGGCTCGCCCTTCAGGCTTTTGCTGATGGCGCGGGTGATGGCCACGTTGAGCTCCTTGATTTGATCGGTGAAGGCTTTGATGAGCTCGGTGGTGGCGGCGGAGTTATCGGCCTTTTCGAGCTCGGCGATTTTGGTTTCGATGGTGTTGATGGCTTCCTGGGTTCCCGCAGATTGCGCAGATTGGGGCGCAGATTCCGCAGATGAAGCAGAGAGGGTTTTTTTGAGGTCGGCCAGGAGGGCCTTCATTTCGGTGATGGCGGCGGCGTTGGGGGAGGGGGAGTCTTCGGCGGTGCCGGCGATGGAGACGCCGTTGAACTGGCCTTTGACGACTTTCTGCCAGAGGTCGGAGTTGAGATCCTCGCATTTGAGGACAGCGACCCAGGAGCCGGGCTTGGAGCTGGGGAAGTGATCACGATCCTCGGTCTTGAGGATGTAGGACTCTGCGATCACGAACTCCGGGGCGGGATGGTTGTTGTGATTGACGTCACACTTTTCCACCAGGCCTTTGTGGGCGAAGCGGTGAGCGGCCTTTTTGACTTCGTCGGCGGTGTAGGTGTCGCCCTGGGCGTCGACTACTCCGGGCTCCATGACGGTGACGTAGATGAGGCCTTCAGTGCCGACGGCCTCGGCTTTGAACTTGGCGGAGGAAGAGACGGTGGATCTGCTCTTGCCATCGGCGGATTTGAAAATGGCGCCTTTTTGGTTGGCGGGTTTCATGTCGTCGAATAGCAAGGAGATGAGGTCCACTTCCACGTTTGAGAGGACGCCTTTGGTGATGGGACGGCGTTTGGTTTTGGAGCTAAATAGCTTCACGGGTGGGTTCTCCTTGGTTGGGTGGTTTCCCGCAGATTACGCGGATTGTCGCGCAGATCTCGCGGATTGGGTTGGTGTGAGCTGCGCTGGTGAAAGACGCACCGACTAAAGTCAGTGCTACGACCGGCTGAAGCCAGTGTTACAAGGGGGTGAAGGGTGAACATGGTTAGAAGTTCCGGGATTGCATGAAGAGGGAGGTGTCTGCTTCGCGGGTGGCTTCGGTGATATCGCCGAAGTTGAAATCCTGGGGTGACACCTTCCAGGTGGGGTTTTCGAAGTTGAATTCGTTGGCCAGGGCGAGGGCGAGGCGGGCCTGGAGGGGTTTGATGACGAAGTTGTGAAAGAGGATCATGTCCGAGTTGTTGTCTCCACCGAGCTGGCCGGAGACGAGCTGGGAGACGACGCGGGGCGGGACTCGGTGATAGGCGAAGATGCCTTCGCGGAGGTCTTTTTTCAAGAGGGTGAAGCCACCGTCGGGGCTGCTCTGGCGGAGGGGCTCGAGCTTGATTTTGACGTCTCTGCTTTCGGACTCGATGAGGATGGCGGAGTGGGCTTTATCGGTGCCTTTGGCTTCGGTGAGGGCGGTCTGGATCTGGGTGAAGGCGTCTTCGATGGCTTCGTTGCCATCTTCATCCACGACGACACCGTCGCGGAGGGTGCCGCCTTCGACGATGATGAAGTAGTCGATGAGGAGGCCGTTGGCGAAGTTGTTGTAGTCGAAGGTTTTGATCTCGGACAGGATCTCGAGATTGAGGGCGATGGGGAGACAGGCGAGGCCCCAGGCGTGGGAGCGGTGGGTGGACTTTTTGAGGTGGATGATATCGGCGTAGGGGAAGTCTTTCTTTTTGGAGTTTTGGGTCTGGACGTAGTCGGGGGCGAAGAAGCCAAAATCGTTATAGCGCTCGATGATGGCGGTTTCGGAGGGGAGGAGGCGCTCGAGGCCGACCCAGGCGCCCTGGGCAGAGCGCATCTTGATGAGGAAGCCGTTGCCACAGGCGAGGTAGAAGCGGAGGAGCTCCGAGAGGAGAGTGGACTCGTCTTCGCAAGAGGGGTATTGAGCGGCTTTGAGCCAGGCGGCGACGTTGGAATTGGAGCACTCGACCTTCATGATGGCGGAGTGGCAGATGGCGTCGATGCAGCCGGCGTGGTATTCGTCGGAGTCCAGGAGGTCGCAGAGTTTTTTCATGGAATAGGGGGGTGCGATGAGCTTTTTTTCCTGGGCTTTGGAGATGAGGCGGGGGCCGACCTGGGTGAGGCGGGAGAGATCCGGGGTTTCGGCTTTGTAGCGCTTGTCCAGGAGATCTGCCTGGGATACGACGAGGGCGGTGTGGGAGCCGAAGCGTGTTACTTTCATTTTGTTTCCCGCAGATTGCGCGGATGGTGGCGCTGATTTCGCAGATTTTTACGAGAGCGTGCTGGTTGAAGTCCAAACGGCCCGAAACTGGGTGATGGTGTGTAGATGGGTTGGGCCGTTTGAACTCCAACAGGGTGGGTGTGGGTCATGCGGGGCCTCCGGCGAGGGTGGGTTTGGTGAGGTCTATTTTGGCGATGCGGACGAGGCGGCTGCCATCGAGGCGGGAGGTGTAGTAATCTATCTGGTGGAAGTCTTTGCCCGCGGCTGTTTGCCAGGCGGAGCGGAAGGCTTCTTTCAAAGTGTAGAGGGCGGTGTCCGGATCGAGGACGTTTTGGGCATTGACGACGAGGAAGACGGTGAAGAAGAGGTCGGTGTCCACGTAGCGGCGGGAGGTGCCGTTTTTGCCGTTTTCCTGGGTGAGAGTGACGATGGCGGCGGGAAGGGCGCGGGGGACGTCGTCTTTGTTGAACTGGATGGTGGCGAGGCCGGCGGACTCCAGGGCTGTCTGGATTTTGGCGCGTTCGGAGAGGAAGCGTTCTAAAGCTGTCATGGTGTTTCCCGCAGATTACGCAGATTGGGGCGCAGATGGCACGGATGTGCTGGTTGAAGTCCAAACGGCCCGAAAATGGGTGATTGGCTGGGGCTGGGTTGGGCCGTTTGAACTCCAACGGGGTGATGGGTGGTCATAGGGAGACCTCGAGGGAGTCGAGCTGTTGGTATATCCAGGCTTCGCGGTTTTTGATGATGGTCTCGTAGATGTTGCGGGGAGCTATTCCTTCGCGTTTGATTTTGGCGCGGATCATGTAGGCCATGGTTTCGATGGAGAGTTTGTTGCCGTCTTTATCGGTCCAGGCGAGGTTTTTGCGTTCGACCCAGGCGATGAGGGGGGCGATGGGAGTCCAGGAGGGGACCTTGCCGCCGAGGACGTAGGGCTCGTGAGCGACGTTGGAGCCTACGTTGAGGGTGAAGCCGTCTTTGAGGGGGGTGAGGACGTAGCCTAAAGCATTGTAGAAATCGCCTTTGTCGCGGATGTTCTGGGCGATGGTCTCGCGGTTGGCGTCGGCGGTGATGACGGAGCCGATGAGATGGAGGCGGGACTCCAGGGCGGAGAACATAGCGCGGTAGATTTCGGTGTAGATGGAGTCTGTCATGTGAGAGCTTCGCTGTGAGAGTTACACTGTGAGAGCTTCGCTGTGAGAGGCTGCGCCTGTTTCATAGGATGGCGATGCGGAGGCGTTTGGGGCCGGAGGGAGAGGCGGCGGCGAGGCGGGAGAGGCCGGTGTCGTTAAGCCAGGCGCGGAGGATGGTGAGAGCGCGGAGGGTGAGGCGGCGTTTGAAGGCTTCTATTTCGTCTCCGGAGAGGAGAGCGGTGGAGGCGGCATCGAGGCCGATGGATTTGACGATGCCTTCTCCCAGGGTTTTGAGGTTGAGAAATTCACAGGTGGATTCGAGGAGGAGGAAAGAGTAGGCGAGGCGGGAGACGGCGGCCAGGGATGCATCGGGAGCGGGATCCGGATCCGCGGCGGTGAGGGCGGTGTAGGTGTCCGGATCGAGGACTTCCTCCAGGGAGGCCAGGACGAGAGGGGCGTGCTGCTGGAAGACGGCGTTGGCGGCCATCTCGGCGGGCAGGTTGAGGATCTGGAGAGCCTCGGGAGTGGGGATCGGAAGAGTTGCGCTCATGGGGTCAGGTTTTGGGAGGGGGCTTTGGCCGTCAAAACGGGGAGTACACGGGTGTCACAGTTTTTTTTGGGGGGGGTTAGAGCTGCGCTGGTTAGAGCAGTGCCTGCTGGTTAGAGGCTGCGCCTGGTTAGAGCTCTGCGAGCTGGTTAGAGGAGGGGCAGAGATTGGAGGGAGCAGAGACGCACCGACTGAAGTCAGTGCTACGACCGGCTGAAGCCAGTGTTACAGGACGATTTCGGTTTTAGTGCGGCACTTCCAGTGGAAGGGGGGGAAGGGCGTGTGGGCGCCGGAGACGCCGACGGGGTTGCCCTGGGGATCGCGTTCGATCTGGGATTCTTTGATCCAGGGGGCGAGGGCTTTGATCTGTTCCCGGGCGGATTCGAGGCCGTCTTTGGCCATGTCGATATTCATGAGGTTGTCGCGGACTTCGAGGGCGACATCGAGAGGATAGAGTTTTCCTTCTGATACGAGAGCCCAGCAGATCTCGGAGGTGCGGCTATCCATGGGATTGGTGAGGCGGTAGTAGCGGGCACCGGCCTTTTCGTAGCCAGAGAGGCGGCCAAATTCACGGATGCGGAGAGCGGTGTGCTCGGCCAGGCCTTGCCAGTAGTGAGAGGATTTATCGCCGAGATCCTGGAACTGGGTTTTGAGGGCGTCGGCGAGCTGGTCGCGGGTGAAGCCGCTGGCTATCGCGGTTTGGAGGGTGGCGGTGAAATCTGCCTGGATATCAGAGCCGAAGTGGTTGCCGATCCAGAAGAGGTTTTGGGAGGTGATTGTGTTGGAGAGGGATTGATCCTGGATGCCCCAGAGGCCGATGGAGATGTTGCCACGGAGCTCACGGGAGACGTCCTGGATGCCGAGGCGGAGGGAGCGCTCGACGTAGGCTTTGGTCTCTCTGCTGACGGCGGTGGAGAAGTCGGTGCCGAGTTCCTGGTTGATGATGGACATGAGATCGCGGACGGTGCGGTCGTTGAGACGCTGGGCACGGGGGAGATCGGCGAGCATCTGGATGGCGAGGTAGGCGGCTGTCTTTAGCTGGGAGCGGAAGGCGTTGTTGAGAACGCGGTAGTAGTCGAGCATGAGGCGGTCGAAGTAGGTCATGGGAGAGTGAGATGCCTCCGGCAGGTGAGATACTGCGTAGGTGAGATACCTTCGGTAGGTGAGATCGCTTCGCGAGGTGAGAGCTGCGCTGTGACGCACCGACTGAAGTCGGTGCTACGACCGGCTGAAGCCAGTGTTACGGGGGTAGTCATATACGGAAGCGGCGGACGCGGACGCGGTTGCGGAGGTGGTATTCGGTGAAGCGTTCGAGGCAGCCGGCGAGGGCGTCGGGGCCGTCGATATAGCCGTCCGGGTAGGTGAGGAACTGGCTGAGAAGGGTGGGCATATCCTGGCCCTGGGGGAAGAGGACCTTGGTGGTTTCGATGAAGGTGTCGGTGCGCTCGATGCGGAGGTTTTTGTCCTCTTTGTTATCTATCTTTTTGAAGCGGTGGGAGATGGCGGGAAGGTGGTTATCAGAGGCCCAGCGGTCGAAGTCGTCCAGGATGCGGGCCTGGCCGAAGGTGGTTTCGATGGAGGCGCGGAACTTGGCGCGGTAGAGGCGCTCGAGCTCGAAAAAGGCATCGTGAAGATATTTGAAGAGTTTGGTGGACTCGGTCTGGCGGATCCATACGTGGGAGACGTAGTATTTGAAGCCATCGGAGGCGATGACGATCACGGCTTTGAAACAGCCCTTTTTGCCCCAGGCGGGGTCACAATAGAGCCAGACGCGCTTCATCTGGGATGGGGAGGGGAGGAGCTTCCAGTGGGTAAACCACTCATTTTTGAAGATGTTGCCTTCGATCACCGGGAGGCCGAGCATCTCTTTTTGATAGCCGGTGGGACCGTAAACGCGGCGGAGATCCGGGAGGGAGGCGGTGGGATATTGCTGAGGCCAGGCCGAGGAGCCGTCGGGATTTTCCAGGGAGAAGGCCAGAAGCGTGCGTAATGGAGTTTTTATGACGGATTGGTGTTGGGGGTCGAAATCTGGGAGATCGGCGCGAATATCGTCGATTATGAGCTTTTGGAACTGGACGATGGCGAAATTGGGATGGACGAGGTTGCCGAGCCAGATGACGCGGCCGTGGGAGGAGGGGTCGAGACAGCCGGCGATCTCCTGGGTGATCTTCTCCAGCTTGCGTTTGCCGATGGTCTGGTTGCCGATGTTGGCTTCCTGGTCGATATCGTCGCAGATGATGAGTCCGGGGCGGCGGGCGTTTTTGGGGTTGAGGGCGCCGCGGAAGCCTTGTTTGATGCCGCGGGCGTGGATGAGGGTGTTGTTTTTGAGGAAGAAAAACTTTTGATCGTCGTCCAGTGGGCGGAGATCCGGGAAGTCCGCAAGAATCCGGCGGTTGTGGGTGAGCTGGTGATGGGTGGACATGGTGCGGAGGGAGGCGAGGGATTCATCGGCGGCGGCGTGGATGAGGTATTTCTCACCCAGGACGATTTTCCAGATGCCGTAGGCGATGCCCATGAGGACGGTCTTGCCGAGGGTGCGGAAGCCGGTGATGGCGATGAGGCCGCGGGTGGCTTCGGTCTCCTGGAACATGACGGGGTGAGCGGGGGCCCAGGGGAGGGTGAAGATGTGGGGGAAGTAGGTGGTGCAGAAGTAGGAGAAGCCAGACCAGTCCGGGGTGGTGGCGCGGCGGATACGCTCGGCTTTGAGGGCGGGGGTGTCCGCGGCGAAGGGGAGGAGGGCGGGGGTTTTGGCCGCTATGAGGTCGAGGCGTTTGGATTGTTTTTGGGTGAAGGGTTTCATAATTGAGAATTGAGAATTGAGAATTGAGAATTGGGGTGGGGGTGATGGTGAGACACTTATGCTCCCAAATTCACGGTTGTGACATTGGGCTTGGCGAGTTTTAGCGCGGCGACCGCATCGAGGACGACTTGGGGCGGAGATGCCGCATCCGCGTAGTCGTTTATGGTAAGGGTGTTGGGCAGTGCGCCGGAGCGGATCGACAGCGCATTTAGGAAGGACGCCATATCGGATGATGACATCTTGGCAAGCCTGTAATTCAATAACTTGAATTGCGTCATATTGGGCGTTAGTCCTATTTCTAAGCCAGACCAGTCTATGTTGGGCCCATTCAGGATGAGATGTGTCAAGTCAGGAGGAAGGGAGCCGGTATGTGACCAGTTAATGTTATTGCCGTTAAGATATAGCAGTGTTAGGCGGGCAGGCAAGGCGCCGCTATATGACCAGGAAACGGTGGAAGAAACCAGGCTGAGGTATGTTAGATTGGCGGGCATGGCACCGCTAAAAGTCCAATATATATTTCCCGTGGACAGATGCAAAAGAATAAGAGCCGATGGCAGCGCGCCACTATATGTCCAGTGTAAGCCTACCAGGTAGAGGTATGTTAGATTGGCGGGCATGGCACCGCTAAAAGTGGGGTAGAATCCATTGGCAACTACCGCTTTTTCCAGCCTATGGAGAGTGTCAATATTGGTCATAGTGACTACGTCTGTCATAGTAGATCCCATGGCCTCAAACGTGATAGTCCGGTAATCTGCGCTTCCAAGGTCTGCAATGGCGCTGACTACGGCAGATTTTCCATCGGGAGCCACCGCCCCATCGGATACTGATACGATCGCGCCAGTGGAAATGTATATGGTAAAGTCTTGGCTGTTGCCGAGTCTCATTGTTTGGCGTCCGGTTCCCGTGTCTCTTTTTTCGATAATCATTGAATAGAGAGTGACGGTGATAGTGGCGCTACTGTGTGGACTGGCCGCGGCTGGCCCGATAGCCATGACGCGGGTATAATAGGAGGTGTTGTGAGCGAGCCCAGTGATGAAATGCGATGTACCAGAGACCGGGAGGCTTTCATAGCCAGAAACAAAGGACGAGAAGTCGGCGGTGGTAGAAACGTCCAGGAGATAGCCGGTGGCTCCGGTGACGGCCTCCCAGTTGGCAGTGAAGGAATCATGCCAGACATTGGTGAAGGGTGACATGATGGGCGTGGGAAGCGGGAAGGTGATGAGGGTGACTGTCTCTTCGGTGATGTCGGAATCGAGGAAGCCAGACAGGATGGCGATGGCTTTGATGGTGATGGTGCCTACCTGGTAGGGGGCGAAGGGGGCGGTGTAGAGGGTGGAAGAGGCTGTGGGGGTGGAGCCGTCGAGGGTGTAGTAGATGGCGGCGGCTGCATTCTCACAGCTTAGGGTGAAGAGATCGTGGGAGGTGTAGGGCTCGGAGATGGGGAGGGTGATGAGAGGGGCGGGGAGCTGGGGAGTTTCGGAGGTGGCGGGGGGGTAGAGGGTGAAGAGTGAACGGTGAACAGTGAAGGCGGGGACGCGGCCGGTGGCTCGGTGGGAGGGGAAGCGGGCTTGGAGGTTGATCTGGCGGCTTTTCATAATTGAGAATTACTTCTAATTGAGAATTGAGAATTGAGAATTGAGAATTGAGAATTGGGGGGACATTATTGGGGGAGGGGGAGGACGGTGATGGATCCGGCCAGGATGGTGAAGACGTGGCCAGCGGAGCTGCTGGTGAGCTGGATGTAATAGTCGAATGATCCCGGCTCCGTGAGGGTATTCGCGGGGATGAGGATGGAGGCGACGCCGGCGGAGATGGTGCCTTCGATTTCTTCTTCCAGGGAGGGGATGATGAGGGAGACGGTGTCTATGGCGAAAGAGGTGTTGTTGAAGGGAAGGGAGGCGCCATCGAAGACCGAGACGCGGAGGGAGAGGGTGTCTCCGGCGTAGGTGGTGAGGATCATGGGTTAGAGACCTCCGGTCTGGTTAGAGCAGTTCCTGCTGGTTAGAGCCTGCGGCTGGTTAGAGCCCTGCGGGCTGGTTAGAGCCTGCGGCTGGTTAGAGGCAGGGCTGAGAGCGAGGACGTTTGGCAAGCAGGATGCTTGCCGTTCCACAAGGCGGGGGGTCATGTGGACTTCTTGGGGTGCTTGGGAGGGATGCGGCCTTCGTTAACCCAGTTTAGTTCGTTGCGTTGGAAGGCGGAGTCTATCTTGGTATCGAGGCGGCGTTCGAACTGGTCGAAGCGTTCGTCGATGAGCTCACGGATGGATTCGAGGGTGGCGGACTGGCACTTGGTGCAGTTTTCCTTGAGCTTGTCCTGTTCTATTTTCAGGATTTTAATGTCTTCAGGGGATATTTTGGCCTGGCTGGCTTTGAGGTTTTGGATATCGGACCAGGCGAGCTTGAAGAGCCAGGAGAGGACACCGGAGTAGAGGCCGAAGAGGATAAGGAGGATTTTGGTGAGGGTGTCTGTCATAGGTTAGAGCTTCGCTGGTTAGAGCCCTGGGGGCTGGTTAGAGCCTTCGGCTGGTTAGAGCTTCGCTGGTTAGGGACGCACCGACTAAAGTCAGTGCTACGACCGGCTAAAGCCAGTGATACAAAAAGGCCGCCGCGGCGAGGTATGGACCGCGACGGCTGGGCAGGGCTGGAGGGACGGTGTCGTGAGGTGAATTGAGAATTGAGAATTGAGAATTGAGAATTGGTCATGAGTTGCGGATCCGGAGGTATTCGGCGAGCTCGTGGGTGATGGACTGGATGTCCTTGAGGAGGCCGGGGTATTCCTTTTCTATGCAAAAATCAGTGAGCTGATCGAGGAATTTGATGATGTAGTTGTTGAGGTCTTTGGAGGGCTCGAGGCGGTGGGCTTCGTTTTTTAGGAGGGAGACCAGGGACTGGAGGGCGACGTTTTTGGGGTCGTTGGCGAACTCTTCCAGGGCTTTGACGATGGCCTTTTTGCGGGCCTGGTCGGCGCGATATTCGAGGTTGAGCTGCTCTTTGCCCATCTGGACCCACTTTCCTTTGGACTTCCAGGTGTCGATGGTGCGGATGGAGACGCCGAACTGTTCGGCCAGGACACGGGAGTCCGTGGTGCCGGCGAGGTAGGCATCCTGGGCCTGGGCCCGGAGGTGTTGGTAGATTTTGTTGTTGGGCATGGGGTCAGGGTTTGGGAAGCGGGAGATTGCGTCAAGGCGGGGAGTGCACGGGGGACACGGTTTTTTGGTTAGAGCAGTTCCTGCTGGTTAGAGCTTCGCTGGTTAGAGCTTCGCTGGTTAGAGCAGTTCCTGCTGGTTAGAGCTCTGCGAGCTGGTTAGAGGAGGGAGCAGAGACGCACCGACTGAAGTCGGTGGTACGACCGGCTGAAGCCAGTGATACAAAAAGCCCGGCGTAGAGGCCGGGCTTCACTTGGCGGTAATCACGCTATGTGCTGGGAAGGGGGTGAGTTACGCACCGACTGAAGTCGGTGGTACGACCGGCTGAAGCCAGTGTTACTCTTCGAGGGGGTTGACTTTGCGGCGATCGAGCCAGGCGATGAGATCATGGCCATGGACGCGGAGGACGGTGCCGGTGGGACGGTAGGCGGGGAGGGGGTCTTCGATGTCGTTGATAAGGCGGTAGACGGTGCGGGTGGAGAGGCCGAGGGTGTGGGCGATTTCGTCCGGACGGTAGCAGCGGGAGGGGGAGAAGAGGTGAGAGCCATCGGCTGTGAGAGCTTCGCTGTGAGAGCTTCGCTGTGAGAGCTTCGCTGTGAGGGGCTGCGGCTGGTTAGGCATCGGGGGACTCCTTTGCGTCTTCTTTTATCCTGGTGAATTCGTCTTCGGCCCATTGGGGGCTTTGGCCGCGGAGGATCTGAGTGAGCATCTTGGGGGCGGTGCGCATACGGCGGACGCGGTCCGGCATCTGATAGGATGCGAGGGAGGGAGGATCCGGGAAGCGGAGGGTGTGGAGGACGAGAGCCGCGAAGGTGGGATGGGCATGCCAGGGGGTGGCGGTGAGCTCGGTGATGAGGGCATCGCGTTCGTGAGCGGCTATTTTTGGGGGGAGCCCTGCGGGGTGGTTAGAGCCCTGGGGGCTGGTTAGAGGCTGCGCCTGGTTAGAGCAGTTCCTGCTGGTTAGAGCCTTCGGCTGGTGAGAGCCTTCGCTGGTTAGAGGCTGCGCTCTGGTGAGGGCTTTGGCGCGTTTGGCGGCGAGGTCTGAGCGTTGGCGCTCCATGGCGTAGTATTCGGCGAGGTATTCGTCGAAGTGGCTTGGACGGTAGAGGGTGGAGGGACGGAGGTAGTCCGCCATGGCGGGGTCGGAGAGCCATTTGGCGGCCTTGATTTCGTGGACGTGAAGGAAGTCCTGGGTGATGTAGCCCTTGGCCATGAGGTTGCGGATGAGGTGTTTGGCCTGATCGGTGGCGGTGAAGCGGGAACCGGTGCGGGAGTTGAGGTCGGACAGGATGAGTTTGACGTCCTGGGTGAATATATCGTTTCCCGCAGATGACGCGGATGGGTCCGCAGATTCCGCAGATTTGATGCGGGCGGTGCGGATGAGGTGGGTGATCCAGAGGCGAAAGCGGCGGGTGAGCTCCTCCTCACCCACCGCTTCGATGGCAGCTTGCCAGAGTTCTTTGATGGTGGCCATAGTTTAGAGGGCAGCAAAATCCAGGGTGATGGTGACCATTTTGCCGGTTTCGTCTTTTTCCTGGCAGTAGTAGTAGGTCTTTGTAGACTGGACCTTTTGGGAGTCGGCGATGAGGTCCATGGCCTCGAGCCAGAGGGGATCGTCGCACTGGATCTGACGAAGTCCGATCATCTGTTTGTAGTCCACTTCTCCTTTGTTATCGAGCTTGAAGGCACGCTCGACCAGGGATACGATGAGGGGATCGGATCCGTCGGAGCGGCTGGCGATGAGCGCATCGATTTTTTGTTTGGCGAGCTGGAGGCGTTCGTCGAAGATCATCTTTTTGGCGATCTTGATCGATACGGATTCGGACATGCTGAAGTTGAAGATAGTGGTGCCACCCACCCATTCCTCGAGGCCTTCCTGCTTGGCTATCTTATCCAGGTATTCGCGCAGTTCACGTTCCCACTGGCGTTTTTTGTTGCGGATGATGGTTTGAAGTTGCTTGGCCTCGGAGACCATTTTGCAGACGAGCTGGTCGCGGGTTTGATGGTGGGTGCCTTTGATGACGTCTTCAGGGACTTTGTCACCTTCGCCGTTCAGCCAGTATTTTTTCTTTCCTTCTTTGATGATATCAGCCATTGATGGACTCCTTTTCGAGATATTCAATACGTTGTTGGAGGGCATGGATATAGCGTTCTTCGTCTTCCGGAGTCCAGGTGCCCTGGGATTGTTCCTGGCGGCGGACCATGGTGAAGACGGGGATGTAGTAGGGTTCGGAGGCGGTGACGATGAGGAAGTCTTTTCCGGAGGCGAGGACTTTGTTGAGACGGGGATTGAGGGCCATCTCCAGGAAGTTGGGGGCGGGCTGGGCGGATGCGACGTCTTCCGGGTCTGGGTGTTGGGCGAGGTCGCCTTCGGTGGGCTGGTTGAAGTCCAAACGGCCCGAAGTATGCGGATCTACTGGGCCTGGGTTGGGCCGTTTGAACTCCAACGGGGTGATGCCGCGGCGGGAGAGGTCGAGTTTGGGGGCTGGTTCCTGGGTTCCCGCAGATGCCGCAGATTGGGGCGCGGATGACGCAGATTTGGGGGAGACGTTGAGGCGGGAGGGGACGGTGCCGGAGCCGTCGCAGTAGAGACAGCGGCCGTTGGCGGGGGGGCGGGAATCGCAGGGGTATTCGGGGGACTCGGTGAAGAGGCCGGTGCCCTGGCAGACGGGACAGGTTTTTTTACCGCGTGGCATGGGTGGCCTCCTGCGGCTGGTTAGAGCCCTGCGGGCTGGTTAGAGGCTGCGCCTGGTTAGAGCTCTGCGAGCTGGTTAGAGCTTCGCTGGTGAGCTGGGATTCGAAGGCGCGCTGGTTGAGGATGACGACTTTTTTGATGGCTTCGGGATCTGCTTCCTGGAAGAAGAGGGCGAGCTTGAAGTCGAGCTCTTTGCGGGAGCAGTTCATGGCAGTGGTGAAGCGTTCCAGGAATTGATCAGTGAAGACGGTTTTGAGATCCTGGGCTTCGTCTATCTTCTGGGCTTCGCGGTGCTTTTTGATGTGGTCGCGGAGTTCGGGAAGGGGGAGGTTGGTGGCGGTTTCGATCCATTCTTCGCGGGTGGCCCAGTCGGCTTTTGTCACCAGGGGACGGATGAGGTTGAGGCGCTCGAAGCCGATTTCGGCGATGGTGAGTTCATCGAGGTCCAGCTCCGTGACGAAGAGGTCGTAGATGGCGATAAGCCGGGAGGCGAGGGCGGCTGGGAGGCGGTGTTCAAACTCGAGCCAGGCGTTGAAGGTTTCATAGCCTTTGAGCTTGTAGACTTTGCCCTTGCGGACGTTTGACAAGATATGGCCGAGAGTGAGGAAGCTGTCTTCCAGTTTGACCGCGAGGCGGCCGATGGAATCGATCATTTCGTAGGGGGTGAGAGCTTCGCTGTGAGGGGTGGGGTTAGACATTGGGTCCTCCAGTTTTATTTGTGGCGTTTTGGATGATTTTATTGACCAGGGATTTGTATTGGCCCCGGTATTTGGTGAGATAGGCGTAGTGCTCTTCGCGGGGGGCGCGGGTAGTGAAGTCTATGGAGCCGGCGACCATGATGAGGAGGGTGCCGAGGAGCTCGCGTTTGGTCCATCCCAGGGGAGAAAGGATGGAGAGGAGGGAATCCTGCATGGCCTGGATGGCGGCGGCTTCGCCTTTGCGCTGGAGCGAGGCGGGCTGGATGCGAGGGGTTTTGGGGGGTTTAGCTTTTTTCTTCATCGTTCCAGTCCAGGAGCTTCCAGGTCCAGAGGAGGACGAGGAGGATGTAGGTGGCGCGGGTGTAGTCCTTTGTGAAGAAGGTGAGGATCATGATGGCTGTCCCGATGATGACGAGGGCGGCTTTGAGGATGTTCATCTTAGAAGTCCGCTGGTTCAGGGGTGGGCTCCGGGAGGTGGCGGAGAGAGCGGATGAGGCCTTCCAGAGTGGAGTGGATGCCATTGAGAACCAGATAGGCGTTGGGGATGGGTTCCTGGGACTGGATGGCGAGGTTTTCGACGGTGGCGAGGCGCTCGGTGATGGTATCGATGAGGGACTGGATGAGGGCGGTGTCCTGGACGCTCATGCGATCCTCCGGCTGTGTGAGGATTTGATTGTGACGCACCGACTGAAGTCAGTGCTACGACCGGCTGAAGCCAGTGTTACGATGGTCATGCGGTCCTCCTATAGTCGGTGGGATTGGCGGTGAGGGTGGCGAAGATCTTGTCGATGTCGGCCACGAAACGGGGGACGTTGAAGTTGGGGCAAGTTTTGCCTCCGGCCTGGGGGGTCTGGTAGTGGCCGAGGATGTTGGAGCGCTTGAGGTGAGCTCCGAGGGGGTGGGCTTCCAGGGCGCGAATGGCGCGGGCCAGGGAGACGAACTGGGCGGCTGTGAAGGTGTCTTTGCCGATGAGGCAGATGCCCAGGGAGGTGGCATTGAGGCCGAGGGCGTGGGCTCCGACCTCGGATTGGGAGATGAAGGGATCTCCATCGAAGCGGCGGCCGATCTCGATGGCGCCATCCATGAAGGGGAGGTAGAGCTGCTTTTGGTGCTTGGTGTCCGGGAGGATGAGGCCGTTGAGGATGACGAGGTGGTAGCCGATGTCCGACCAGCCGCGAGCGATGTGCCAGCGGCGGAGCTCGGCGGCGGATCCGAAGAGGGAATCGGAGCAGTGGAGGATGAGGTATTCGATTTTATTCATTTTTATTTCCCGCAGATTCCGCAGATTGGGACGCAGATGGCGCAGACGAGGGGGTGAATTTGGGGAGTGGGCAGTGGTCGTCGATGCTGGTGAGATGGAGGATTTGACGTCCGGTGCGGCGGCATTTGGCGCAGGTGTTTTCAGTGACCCAGCGTCCGGAGGTGGTGCGGGAGCGCTTGGTGAGGCGCTTGTGATCCGGGCATTGGGCGCAGCATTTGACGAGCATGGAATCGACGGTGGAGGAGGACCATTTACGCACGGGTAGCCTCCTTGTTTCCCGCAGATTCCGCGGATAGGGGAGCTTCCGGGACGAGGGGGGCGTAGGTGAGGCGGAACCAGGCGTATTCGTTTTGGACGCGGACGTAGTCGTGGAGGAGCTCGACGATGCGTTCCTGGCGTTCGTTGGCCAGGGTTTGGGTTTGTTTGAGACTGGTTTTGGTGGTGTCGAGCTCGCGGAGGGCTTTGTCCGTTTCGATGATGAAGTGCTTTACCTGGGATTTGAGGGTGGCGATGATGGCCAGGTGTTTCTGACGATCGGAGGCAGAGCCGGCGAAGGCACAGAGGAAGAGGCCGGTGATGGCGAGGGCGTAGCCGATGAGGGCTATGAGTAGGATGATGGGGAGTTTGACCATGTGTTTATACCTCTTTTATTTGGGTTGATCGGTGAGAGGCTGCGCCTGGTTAGAGCCCTGGGGGCTGGTTAGAGGCGGAGCCTGGTTAGAGCCCTGGGGGCTGGTTAGAGCTTCGCTGGTTAGAGCCTGCGGCTGGTTAGAGGCTGAAATGTTGGCTTTGAGGGTGGTGATGAGGTGGGAGCGTTCCTGGGAGGTGAGGAGGTTCCAGTGGGTCTTTTTATATTCCAGGATCATGAATTGGCGGAGGAGGGAATCGGACCATCCGGCGGCCTGCTGGAGGGAGTACATGTAGCGTCCATGGCGGTCGTAGGAGAATTCGCGGGGCCGGGAGGGGCGGTAGGCTTTGATGATCTGGAGGAGCTGCTCGAGGCGGTGTTCCGGGAGGTCACGCAGGGAAGAGCCGAAGCCGAGCTCAGACATGACGAAGTGGAGGACGTAGGGGGACCACTTGAGGCGGGCGGAGCGGTGGGCCTGGATGGCGCGGCGGAGCTCACGGGCGCGGGGGGAGTTGAATTGAGAATTGAGA